CTTGAATTCGATGAAAGCAAGTTTCTAACCGATGATCGAAAAGATATTGCGGTCTATGAGGACTATCTAGGCCAGACAAACTATATCAAGTTTGATGTTCGCGAGCAGATCGAGAAATACAATCGTCGGGTAAATCCCGATACCCTCGAATGGTGGAGAAATCAAGGAGCAGAAGCTCAGCTAGTCCTTAAGCCCCGTAAGGACGACTCTTCTATTTCTGAACTTCACAATTGGCTTATCACCAATCATGGTAATCCGTCTGAAATCGATCGAGTCTGGACTCGAGGTAATACCTTTGATCCCATTTTCCTTCATTGGACACTCAAAGTTTGCGGAAAATCTGATCCTTTCCCATGGTGGGCTATCCGAGATACTCGTTCTTATCTTGATGCCCTTATCGAAGGCGCCGAAGTCGATATGAACAACAAGTTCATGCCCTCAAAGGCGATCAAAGAGAGATTCGTACATCACGATGCTCGTCATGATATTGTTCTTGACGTGATGCGGCTCCGGACACTTAAGCGGAGTATTCTAAAATGAAACTATCAGCCCATCTTAAAACAATCGGAACTATGATAACTGGGATTTTAGTTCTTGTCACTTTTAGCTATTATCCTACTGCCTTTGGTATTCTTATTATACTCATGTGTTTGGCTGTAGTATATGCTTGGATTTACATGCTTTTTGAAATCGGTGATGATTAATGCTTGTATTGTACACAATGGATAATTGCCCATTCTGTGAAGTCATGAAAGGGAAACTCGATTCTTGGTCTGTCAAATATGAGGTTCGTAATGTCTCATATGATGATGAAGCCAAGAACTTTCTAAAGGTGAATGGGTACAAAACGGTTCCACAGATTTTCCTTGGTGAATTCAATGTAAATGCTGGATTTGATACTCGAGAGTTTACAGAGAAAGATCTCTATGATAGATTAGATGTATTCCTTGAGCAATATCCACAGGAGATGAAATGACCGAACTTAAAGACATGAAACCAGTCGGAAAATTCCTGTATTATACTGGAACTATTCGATTGTATCGAAATGGAGATGGTATGGGATTTATTTGGAGGTGGTGGAATCCACTATCTTGGATTCTCGCACCAATTCTCATTATTCTTTCAGTTTTCATTATTGGATCTCGGAATACCTTCGCTTCGGTTGAAGATGTCGGCCTAAGAGTAGATCCATATGTCAAGAAGCACGGTGTAGAATGGCTCTAAGCCCATTTGATTATCTCGGCTCGATCAATATGAGCAAAGAGGATATCATGGTCGATGATATCGCGGAAAAAGAGTATTCCGCATTTATGATCAATCGTGGACTGAGTCAGTTCTCAGATACGGCTCTTATCGCGAATGAGATGAACCTTAATGCCCATATCGATCATCGACTTCAATATGATTTTCTCTTGGCTATGGTCCGAAAAAGAAAGCGATTTGGCAAGTGGGCAAAACAAGAGAAGATGAAGGACATCGAGATCATAAAAGAAGTGTATGGATACTCAGATCCAAAGGCCTTCCAGATTCTCGATCTCATTACCGACGATCAAATGAAAGAACTCAAGCGAAGAATTTCGAAGGGAGGTCGCACCGGGTCCTGATTTGACTTTTGATAAATAATTCACAATCAATAATAATAACAGGTGAATTGTTATGTCAGAAAATGAACTCATTGAGTGGTCTCCTTCAGATATGCTGGAAATCACCCTCGCGGAACCAGACGATTTTCTTAAAGTCAAAGAAACCCTTACTCGAATAGGCGTAGCTTCTCGAAAGGATAACAGGCTCTATCAGTCTTGTCATATTCTTCACAAACAGGGAAGATATTTCATTGTCCATTTCAAAGAACTTTTTCTTCTTGATGGAAAGAAATCAAATCTTGAAAAGAATGATGTTGCTCGTCGGAATACTATTGCTCAACTCCTCTCTGATTGGGGATTGGTCGATATCGTAAGACAAGAAGATCGCGATCAGGCTCCACTTAGACAAATCAAGATCATTTCATTCCGAGATAAGAACAACTGGGAACTTCTTCCAAAATACAATATCGGCAATTCATGAAGTCATTTTCTTCATATCTTACAGAACTTCGAAATCCGAAAGAAATCGGTCAGTTCCGTCGTGATGTGAAGGGAATCGATAAGGTCGATACGCGAGATCAGTCTTGGTCCCGTACTCTTCCTCAACTCATGTCGAAGTTTGGATTCAAGCTTCTTGGTACGGGTAAATACGCCCATGTGTACGGGAAGAAGGGATACAAGTACGTCATCAAGGTTTTCATGAAGGACTCTGCCTATATGAGATGGGTGAAGTTTTCTCTTGACAATAAGAAGAATCCGTACACACCCGTGATACGCGGAAAGGTTGTAAAGATCACACCAATGTTCTATGCAATCCGTCTCGAGAACCTTACCCCCTATCGACCAGGATCTTCGACGAAGTACTTTAATGGTGAGTATTCGAAGTTTCGGGCAAACTCGTCTTACCGACCGGAAAATGATCCTGACCTTTCAGCAGTGTTTGATCACTTCGCGAAGAATAAGCGACTTCTCGATCTCCATGGCGAGAACATGATGATGCGTGGAAATCAGGTTGTCGTGGTTGACCCATACTACAATTGGTTCAACAAACATAACCCGATGGATTACACTATCGATCCAGACGATATCGATAAATCAATTTTCTAGTTTACAATTGTCCTCCTTTGATATATTATGAGATTATGGAAAACAAATCAAGACATGAAATGATCGCGTCACTTCTGTCCCTGGACATCGAAGTGTTTGCCAAAGCGTATCCCGACAACGAAGAGTTACTGGCTCTTAAGCGTCAGCATGACCTGATGCTCGAAGACGATGAATACCTCAAGAAGAGATATTCTGCAGTTTTTGTTATTTGGAATGAAAAGCGTCGTGCTGAGTATCTCGAGAAAAATCCAGGATCGGTACGATAAACAAACTTTGATAAAGGAAAATTATGATGAAGAAAATTATTGGAGCTGCAGCCATTGCAGCAGTTATGGCTACACCGTCTCACGCGGGTTGGTTCTCAGATGACGCCGTAACCGCCTCGCGAAATCTCAGCAAAGCAGCTGACAATTTTGAAGTCATGCGGCGAGTGGTTTTCATCAACAATGTCACAGGTCAGTACCTTCTTGAGATTATTGGCTATTGCAATATTGTTGTCGATGCTCCTGAAAATCAACTTGAAGTCACTTGTATGACTGATGATGACTTCAAGAAGCATTTTCTTGGAATCAACGATACGACAACTTACGTCGTCGAACAACTTGAACCCGTTCGTGTCAGTAAATCTCATTACCGTGTGACCTTCAAGCCACAGGCTATCATTCCTGACGTCGACTTCCGTTGGGACGGTGAAGATCTCACCACTAACGATTCTGAGTCCAATCAGTAATGGGTAATATCTGGTTCATATCTGACACCCATTTTCAGCACACAAATATGCTGAAGTTTCTTGGTGAGGACGGCCTTCCATTTCGTGGTAAGCATTTCGGATCTCAAGAAGAATGTGATGAGACTATGATCCAGAACTGGAACAAGGTCATTCGACCAGAAGATACAGTCTGGCATCTCGGTGATGTTTGGATGGGTAGTACTGAACGATATATGGAAAAAATCCATCCTCGCCTGATGGGTAAAAAGCGGGTCATTGTTGGAAATCATGACGACATTCGAGAACTCTGTGCAAAGAACCCATTCACTGGAGAATGGATGTTCCAGAAAGTCGAGGTTTGGAGAGTTTTCCGTGGTCATGATTTTATTGCAACCCATGTTCCGATGCAAATGGATCACTCATATGAGGGTCGAAATATGACCTTCAACGTTCATGGACATATTCATAACAATCGGGCTCCCACCCTTCGGCATTACAATGCTTGTGTCGAAGTAAATGACTGGGCTCCAATCCATATCGAAGATCTAAAAGCGAAACTCAACAAGAGAAAGGCTTCATTGTGAAACCTGTTAAACCATGGCCGGCAGAAACCGAATGTCCCCTCGAGGGATATGAAGAATTCAAGGCTTCTTTGAATAAGGCAAGCTTTCATAATGCTGCGGAAGGATACCCATCTGAGGCTGGACTTGCACAAAAGGCCATTCGTCGAGCTGCGCAAGTGGCAATTGATGAAGAATGGCCGGTGTGGGCTATGAATAGAATGTTCAAAGACATTGGACCTCTCGTAGATTGGTTTTCTTTTCTTCAGACGTATATCAATATTCTCTTTGAGAGATCAAAATGATTTTTCCATATTCTCTTTTTATTGATGACGAGCGGTTTCCTCCAAAGAGTACTGATGATTGGATCATCACTCGGACTTTCCATGAGACTATGCGATTCATCGATAAGCATGGCATGCCTCATTTCATTTCATTTGACCATGATCTTGGATACAATGAACTTACGGGTTATGATATTGCACAAGAGCTTGTTTTGTGCGACATGAATGACAGATACAAATTTCCTGATGGGTTTGCCTATACTACCCATTCAATGAATCCAGTCGGAAAGAAAAATATTGAAGGTCTTCTCGACAATTACTTTAAGGTGACTTATGGAAAAAACGTTCGTTGGTGATGTCCACGGAAAATGGAAAAGTTATCGAAACCTTCTTGATGATATTCCATCTGGTAGTATTCAAGTAGGAGATATGGGCTGGGGTTTTCCTGATCATAACACATATGTGGTCAATAAGGAAGATCGAGAGAACGTTCCTCCTGGTGTCTCATATCCACCCGAAAGAGCGCTTCATAGAGAGATGATAGAACATTCAGCTCGATATATTCGTGGCAACCACGACAATCCTGAGATGTGCAAGCTTCATGAACTCTGTATCGATGATGGTCATACCGAAGATGGAATGATGTTCATTGGTGGAGCCCATTCAATCGACAAGGATTATCGTATTCCTGGCTACTCGTGGTGGGAAGACGAAGAACTTTCTTATCGAGATCTCGGTGAAATGATCGCCAAGTACGAGGAATATAAGCCCGATGTTATGGTAACTCATGATATCCCAGATACCGTGGCTCGCCATCTTTTTCCGTTCTATTCTAAGAATGATCCAGTCAATAATTCACGGACTCGGAGCGCCTTTGATACAATGTTCCATCAAACGGACCATAAGCCAAAAATCTGGGTATTTGGTCACTGGCACGAATCAGTATCGATAAATATTCTTGGAACAGACTTTTACTGCCTAAATGAGCTCGAATCGAAGACTATCGTGTTATAGCGGCTATACCGCCTGGGTATAGCTCTTTCCGATAAATATTTCGTACACTCATAAAGGAATAGAAAATGAAGTTCTTACGAAATATTTACCAGTCATTCATTGATGCTCGTCAAAAACAAGCTAATTTCGAAATCGCCAAACAGCTTCATTGGGGCGAGTTTAGACACGAGACATTTGAGTATGTACTTCACGCAGTCCAAAACGGAAAAGTGCATGAGTTACTCAAGCAGAAAAGAGTATGATTCAGATCTCTTAGATGAGCTTTGGAGAAAACTCAAAGACATAGAGAAGGGCCTCAAATAAGGGGCCTTTCTTGTTTACAAGACCTTAGAATTGTGATATAATTTACACCTTACAACAGGTGATTTGAATGAGCTTTTATACTTCCGTATCAAGATACGGTAATTCTCTCCTTTATCGCGGCTATAATCAGGCCGGAAAGAGGATCGAGAAGCGTATCAAATATTCTCCGACACTTTATACTCGAACAAAAGAGAAGACCGATTGGATGGCCTTTGATGGCTCACCAGTTCGTCCTATCAAGTTCGAAACTATGCGAGACGCCAAGGATTTCATGTCCACATATAAGGACGTGGAGAACCATAAAGTCTATGGCATGACGAACTATATCTTCCAGTTCATCAATGAGCGATTTCCTGGAACAGTGAAGTTCGATCCGACAGCAATCAATATCAACACACTCGATATCGAGGTCGCCTCTGACGATGGCTTTCCTGAACCGGAAACCGCCGAAAAGGAGGTGCAATCAATCACTTGTCATTCGAACAAGGATAACATCTATCGAGTATGGGGTATCAAGGAATGGGACTATCGTAAATCTCCATATGTCGGAGAAGGAAAGAAAGTCCAATATGTCAAGTGTGATAATGAAATAGATCTTCTCGAAAAGTTTCTTGCCCAGTGGTCAAAGGAAGACTATTCTCCGGATGTTATCACCGGTTGGTATATCCGATTCTTCGATATTCCATATCTCGTGAACCGGATTCGAAAGATCCTCGGTGAAGAGGCGGTCAAGCGGCTTTCTCCATGGAAAATGATCTCGTCTCGGCGAGTTACATTCAAAGGTGGTAAGGAAAATGAAGCCTTTGACCTGATGGGTATTGCTCTTCTCGATTATCAAGATCTTTTTCTCAAATTTGGTCACCAGTATGGACCACAAGAATCGTACAAGCTCGATCATATCGCAAATGTCGTTCTTGGCGAAAAGAAAATGTCGTATGAGGAGTATGGTTCGCTCAATAATCTCTATGCCGAGAACCATCAACTCTTCATCGACTATAACATCCGAGACGTGGATCTGGTCGTCCGAATGGACAACGAGACCGGCTTTCTACCACTCGTCTTTACCATGGCCTATCGAGCAGGCGTGAACTTTACCGACACCCTCGGTACCACCGCGATCTGGGATTCGATCATTCATCGAGAACTCCACAAACAGAAAATTGCCGTAATCCCCAACCAAGACAAGCTCAAAGTCGCGTATCCGGGTGGATACGTCAAAGATCCTCAAGTCGGTATGCACGACTGGGTCGTCAGCTTTGACCTGAACTCACTCTACCCAAATCTCATTGTACAATACAATATGTCGCCTGAGACTATCCGGAGTGAACCGAATCACAAGTCTGGTGTTGACTATTACCTTAACTCTGATAAGAAGGTAAACTCGAATTGTGCTGTAGCCGCGAATGGTACTGTCTACACTCAGGAATTCCAAGGCATTATTCCTCGAATCGTTGCTGAATACTACGATGAACGAAAAGAAGTCAAGAAGGCCATGATCGAGGAGAAGAAGCAATACGAAAAGAACAAAACGGATCTCCTCAAGCGAGAAATCGGCAAGAAAAAGAATACCGAACAGGCAATTAAGTATCTTCTCAATTCTCTTTATGGTGCACTCGGAAACCAATGGTTCCGGTATTTCGACCTTCGAATGGCCGAAGCAATCACCATGTCTGGCCAGCTCTCTATTCGATGGGCAGAAAAGGCCATGAATGAAGAACTGAACAAGATCCTCGACACAAAGGATAGCGATTATGTCATCGCGATCGATACCGATTCATTGTATGTGAATATGTCTGATCTGGTAAATGCCGTGAAGCCGAAAGATCCAGTCAAATTTCTCGATAAGTCATGTGAAAAACGGTTCGAACCGATGTTGAGTAAGGCATATGACAAATTGGCCGAAAAGCAGAACTGCAAAGATAATCGAATGTGGATGGCCCGAGAAGTTATTGCTGATCGTGGTATCTGGACGGCCAAAAAGCGATACATTCTGAACGTCCATAACTCTGAAGGAGTTCAGTACGCTGAACCCGAACTCAAGATGATGGGTATTGAAGCGATCAAGTCATCGACCCCATCTATTTGTCGAGACAAGTTCAAAGAGATATTTGGGGTCATCATATCTGGTACTGAAGAGGACACCCAAGAATTTATTAGGGAATTCAAGTCCGAGTTTTCCGATCTTCCGGCCCATGAGGTCGCATTCCCACGTGGGGTCACTGCTCTGGCGAAATACCATGATCCCAAGATCATCTACAAGAAGGGTACCCCGATAAACTCAAGAGCTTCTCTCTTGTATAACCACTACATCAAGGATAAAGGCCTACAGAAGAAATATGAGCTTATCACTCCTGGATCGAAGATGAAATTTGTGTATCTCGCTATGCCAAATCCTATTCGAGAAAACGTGGTAGCATTTCCAGACTTCCTTCCAAAAGAACTAAAGCTCGAACGATATGTCGACTACAACACTCAGTTCGAGAAGGCCTTTCTTGTTCCGCTCGAACCGATACTCACGGCTGTTGGGTGGACAGCTGAACCACAAGCATCTTTGGAGGACTTTTTCGGATGATGTATCCAGACTCTGAACAAATGGCATGGATCAATACAGATCCAGACGATCTGTGGGTAATGGACAAACTCATTCTTGGTCGAAAACTCGGTCATGTTTGTGGTCCAATTGGGCAAGATGTTCCAAAGAAAGGATATTATTGCGTCCGCCCTCCAGTAAATGCCATGGGATTTGGGTTTGAGACCGAGAAACTCTATCTTATCGGCTCTACAGACCATTTAAGACCGGGTCTATTTTGGAACGAATGGTATGAAGGACGTCATATTTCAGTCGACTATATAAATGGTGAACAAGTTCTTGCCGTTGAAGGTTTTCGACGAGAAAAGAACTTTACAATATGGGAGAAATGGATTAAGGTAGATGTAGAATTACCAATACCAGAACCTCTCAAAGATGTCGCTAGCCGATATCGGAAAATGAATATCGAATTTATTGGTGGTAGACCAATCGAAGTTCATTTTAGATCAAATCAAGATTTTCAATGGGGAAACTCAGAATTCATTCCATTCTTCACGAATCCCTATTCATTTGAAAGTGAAATGTATGAAAATCAAGGGTATACCTGGGTCAGGTATCCAGGAGATAATGGGCGACTAGGCGCCTTCATAAAATAGTTTACAAGAGGTAAGAAATAGATTACAATGAGCAGTAATTGGGTAAAAGACATCAATCTGATGCACAATAAGTATGGAGTTCATCGCTGGGTAAAACGTCAAGTTGATACTGGAAATCGTGAAGCCCTTATGAAGCTTCTAGAATTCCGTCTAAACTTCCTTAGTGAAGAACTTCTCGAAGCAAGAAAGGCTCTAGCTGTCGAAGATCCAGAAGAAATCGTCGATGCTATGATCGATCTTTGTGTTGTCGCGATCGGAACACTCGATGCTTTTGACGTAGACGCTGAGAAAGCATGGAACGAGGTCCTTAAGGCCAATATGTCAAAGGAAACTGGCGAAAAGCCGGGTCGACCAAATCCACTCGGTCTTCCAGATCTTGTTAAGCCTGCTGGATGGACACCACCATCCCATAAAGAGAATTATGGTGTGATGCCGATGGAACGGATTAAGCACCCAAATGAAGGTAAAGAGGGATGGTAATGAAACCAACAAGAGAGCAACAACTTTTGAACGACATAATTGATGAGCTTGCTTTCGCAAGATCAAAATTTCCAGGCGATAAAGTAACATATACTGCGATGTGCGAAGAAGTTGGAGAGCTTGCAAAGGCTCTTCTTGATGAACCTTCTGATCGGGTCCGCGAAGAAGGAATCCAAGTTGTTGTTATGGCTATGAGAGTAATTCTCGATGGCGATTCTTCTTATGATGAATTGAGAAAAGAGCGAGGATTGGATTCTTTGGTATGACCATTGGTCTGACTATATTTAAGTCCAAATTTGACAATAAGACTAACAAGAGAATGGACTTCGAGAGCTTCGATGAATTCGAGGCTCTCCTTTACTCGCTTGCAAAACGCGAATATTGGTCAAAGGAAAAGGCTCCTCTTATTAGCCCAGCGGTATATGCAACGGAAGAATCTGATCATCCAACAAAGGTGAAAGACAAAACAAACAAATTCTATCCAAGGAGAAACGCAAATGTATTATGCTGGAAAGGCTGGGCCGCTCTTGACATCGACGACTGGCACCCAGACGGAGATTTTAGAAGTGAACTTGCTCGCAATCTTTCAGTTTATCGCTATGTTTGCTATAGCACTGCTTCCAGTACTCATGCTCATCATAAGTTCCGTCTTGTTTTTCCGCTTACTAAAAGCGTACCCCATGATCGTATCAAAAAGTTTTGGTACGCCCTATCAACAGAGATCGGGCTCGGTTCAGACCCGCAAACAAAGGATCTTTCTCGGATGTATTATGTCCCTGGCAATTACCATGGCATTTCTGATGATCCTTGTCAGTTCATATTTTCTAGTGAACCTGAGTCACCTAATCTTCCTATTGATGTTGATTACCTTATAAAGAAACACCCCCTTCCTGAACGAGAAGGATCAAATTTCTTTGAGCGTCTTCCGCCTGAAATTCAGCAAGAGATCATTAATCATCGAAAGGGTCAAATGGATAATCTCAATGTGAGCTGGTCGAGTATTCACAATTGTCCATTCTGGCCAAAGAAACTAGATCAAGAATATCGAACGATCACTGAGACGGGCTGGTATCACAAACTTTACCAGATCATGGTTGCTGTAGCCGGTAAAGCGATCGATAAGAAATATCCGATCACCCCATTAGAAATTGCCCAACTTTGTCGTGAACTCGACTCCGAGACTGGTGGATGGTATAAAGATCGACCACTTGAAGAAGAGGCTGAAAGAGCCATTGAATTTGTTTACCGTGGAGGAATATAATGCGCGAATTTGTAGGTATAATTGTTGGACTTTTTGTTGTAGTTGGATTGATTTTGTATCTTATTATCAGTAGACAATCGGATAGTACCCCAACACAAAGTGATTTGAATATTTCTTGCCTAGATGGTGTAGAATATTGGTATAAAGAAAGGGGCTATCGTGGTGTATTTGCCGTTAAGTATGGTCCCGACGGTAAGATTTCTCTTTGTGGAGACGATCAATGAAATCGTATTTTGATGCTGTTGAAAAAGTCGCAAAGGAATATTCCCATCAACTACATGATAGTCTTGTAGCATGGCCTAATTCCGATATGATCGAAATGATCTCATTCATCTTTGATGTTCCACACGAGGAAGTTTCAAACGATGTAGAGAAAAATGAACGTAAGAATAGATCAGAATGGTGGACATGATATGGTTAAGAAAATGTATATCGCCGAAGATGGCACTCAGTTTGAAAATGAAAATGAAGCTTTGGAATATGAAAGACGCAAATATCCTAATAGAACCATAATGTTTTACGGTCATAGTGATGACATTATCATGGTTTCTAATGATGAAAAAGAAATGGATGAGGCTTATTTCTCTGATGAGATAAAAATCATCACATCAGATGGAGACCTAATAGTTCATCCAATTTATGATGGATGTTGGACTTTTGCTTTTGGAATTGAAAACGAAGAACCAGCACCAATACGCGAAATTTTCTATAGTCGAAAACATGGGTATTCCTTTGGTGTTCACATTAAACTCCTAGTAGGAGATGTTATCCAAATTACAAATAATATCGGCGATATTCGAAGGCTATGATTCCAATTCCTAAGACAATCAGGGTAACCGAATCATTTGTTTCATGGGCAAACGACCAAACGTACACCCGTACCCGTGAAAACGCCGATGCCCTTCTTCTCGAATACACCCTTATTCGGGATGGAATTGTAAAGCCCCCGTTCTCATGGCGCCATGATTTCATTTGGAATGATCTCTTGATTGATGCTAAGGAAATCGATAAGTACTTCAATATACACCGAGGTAAGACCGCCCAATATATGGAATCAGTGGTATTCGAAGAACTTACACACTTTTTCTTCTATCAAACAGATAGAGACCGGACAAGACCTCTTGTCCCAGGAGAATACGTACATATCAAAGAAATAGGTTTACTTTCAGCGCGTTATGTGTTAAAATCAAGAATAGAAAGTCGACCAGACAGATTAGACACAGAAGCTTTTTTATCAATAGGACAAATAAATGCGGGAATCACTTAAAATCTTAGAAGAATGCGCTGAGGTTCAGAATAAGAAATCTCAGGACTATCAAAATCCGAATTCTACAGTCAAGCAGGCCGATTATTATGTGAATGGAATTCAGACCATTTTTGATACAATGTGGGGCAAAATGCTTCGGATCAAGTCGCTTCAAGAAGCGGCAATGAAAGATCCGGATTACACACCAAATCATGAAAGCCTTCGAGATTCGATTGTTGATCTCATCAATTACTCGACCTTTTATGGGGCATATCTCAATCACGAAATTCCTGGACAAGATCCAAATCGAGATATTTTCAATCGCCCAATAGTAGAAGAAGACTACAAAGGAAAATACTGAGAATGAGAATTATTGCTGGAACATGTACCCATGAAGGAATTGATACATCTCTACAGGTAGCTTCTGTTTGCTCAGAGGTCTGTAAAGAGTTCGGTATCGATTATTACTTCAAGGCGTCTTTTGATAAAGCAAATCGGACGTCTCACAGAAGTAAGCGAGGAACTGGTTTGTTTCACACAATGGACGACTTTAGAGAAATGAAGAAGTTTATTCCAAATCTCAAGTTCCTTACGGACGTACATGGCCGTACGAATATTTTCTACTTGGAAGAAAACTATCAAGATGTGATCGATGTCATCCAGATTCCAGCATTTCTCTGTCGACGAACCGATCTTCTTGAGCGGGCAGCAGCCTCTCCATTCACGGTGAATGTGAAGAAGGGTCAGTTTCTTGCACCATGGGATGTGAATAATATCTTTGACAAGCTTGATCACGTTTCAATGGGGTCTTCGAACCGTGAGTTCTGGATCACTGAAAGAGGAACTTCTTTTGGTTATAACACCCTTGTAGTAGACTTCACTGGTGTCAACTGGATGCTTCAGAACTCAAAGTTCGACGCGATTGTTTTTGATGCAACCCATTCTGTTCAAAGTCCGGGCGGAAATGGCACCTCGTCGGGTGGTAATCGTGATGACGCACGAGCTCTTCTGAGAGCAGCTTCTGCCCTTGGTGTTCAAAACTTCTTCATGGAAGTCCATCCAGATCCTGATAATTCATGGTCAGATGGCCCAAATTCCCTGAAACTTAAGGACTTTCGCGATATCGTTGAGGAGATCG